AATCCAACCGGGCCCTCCTACATCTTCCCCTCTCAAAGTAGCTCCATCTATAGTTGCATTACAAAACGTTGCTCCAGAAAGATCTGCTCCAGAAAGATTTGCTCCATAAAGATTTGCTCTAGAAAGATCTGCTCTAGAAAGATTTGCTCCATAAAGAAATGCTCTAGAAAGATCTGCTTCATGAAGACATGCTCTAGAAAGATCTGCTTCATGAAGACATGCTTTAGAAAGATCTGCTTCATGAAGACATGCTCTAGAAAGATCTGCTCTAGAAAGATTTGCTCCATAAAGATCTGCTCTAGAAAGATCTGCTTCATGAAGACATGCTCTAGAAAGATATGCTCTAGAAAGATTTGCTCCATAAAGATATGCTCTAGAAAGATCTGCTCTAGAAAGATCTGCTTCATGAAGACATGCTCTAGAAAGATTTGCTTCATGAAGACATGCTCTAGAAAGATCTGCTCCAGAAAGACCTGCTCCATAAAGATTTGCTCTCTTTCCTCCTTTCTCTCCATTCAACCAAGACTGATGTTTTTCCAAGATCACTTTCAATTCTTCCGGATTCATAATCATAACTTTCTCCCCGTGCATTTGCATCTATCACCGCCCGAACATTTCGACCATCGACTGTAGAACTTCTCTAGTCCTCTCAAATCTTCGGTTGCTTCAGTCTTAGTATCGTAAGGTCCCAGCTCATCGTCATCTGTACTTATCCACCAACCTGTTTTCCGCCTAGTGAGTTTCATCCTAACGCCTCCCTAATCTCACCGAACGACTCTTTAATCCTCTCCGCAGTCCACCCCAAACGCTGGACTAATTGGACTCGAATCCAAGTCCTAACATTTCCAGCCTCTTGAAAGCCCTTCAACTCCATAACGTTAAACAAAATACGAATCACTGTATCTGCATCCTCTGACAAATCTAGAAGATGAACGAAACTCGATCTGCTGTTTAATTCATCACTGGCCTCCACACTATCTATCTGCTTCATTCTACTGATCCACTTCATTCTCGCATTATTTTGCTTTAGCAAATATCCACGAACCCAATGCCAGACGTAAGTAGTGAACGCTCCTTTGTCTAGATCATAGCGATGGCGTGCCTCTAGAAAGGCTTCGTTAGCAGCACTCTTCATCTCGTCTAAGTCACCTCCATATCGTTGATAGAAACCCCAACAGATTCTGTCGATCATCTTCTCTACGTGCTCATAATCCGTAACGCAAGCGTGTTCAGAAATTGTGATCATTGTTCTCTCCCTTAAGATGTTCTAATGTTCAGTCATCTCTTCTAACTTTACTAAAGCAATCCATCTATTTCTTGTATCCTCCCACGATGTTGGACCACGTTCCTTTGGTCCTCTTCCTCCCAACAAAAGATGTTTCGCAGCCAAAATCAAAACCTTTAGCCGCTCGATCTTACTTTCTGCAGCCTTGCAAGCCGATTCCCATTCCTCTTCTCTTCTAGCCATCTCTTCTAAAAACGTAGCATGAGAATTCATTACTCTCTCCTTTACGAATGGTAAAGCTTGGCTTACTCCCATCAGAAAAAACCCCGAAGGCCGTCAAACCTCCGGGGTCAATTCATCCTCCGAAGGTCAGGCCAGGAGCGACCCCAACGGAAGAAGTGTTTCTAGTTTCGTCCATCTCCTGACCTCCCGTTGACGCGGGAACTCCCGAATATTGCTAGAGTCTATAGATCGCCTCCGGGAAAGTCAAGACCAAAACTAGAATCATTTCTCAGACGCGCAAGATTCAGCCATTTTACCGAAGAATTTAGGGGTTTCCATATCGGGGTCAGCATCATAATAAAATCGCCTAATCACAGAAGTCTCTGCATCGTAGACACATCTCAGCAATCCCCGATCCCATCGAACATTGTCGGATCGGACGTTGCTTGGCTGTTTGTTTGTTAGTTCTTCCTCGTGCTGTTCCACCAAATCACCATGACCGAAAGTTCTCATCATCAAACAGAAATCATCTGCCAGCTCTTCCGTCCTACCGATGAAATCACAGAACTCTCCTCCCTCTGGTCCTACGTATTGCTCGATCAATCGAGTATACCAAAGAGGCTCACGGACTAACATCTTTTGAATCCACTCATCAAAGTCTGGATGGAATAGCTTAGCTGCAGAGTAATGAGGATGCCAGTTCCAACGAGTACAAATAGTCCTCAAGTCACCTTCACTTGAACTATTAAGCCACTTCCAGACCGATTCATAATAACGAATCGGATGACGAACAAAAGCAGCCACATACTTCACTGTTACCAAAGACTCCCTTCGATAATGATTCAGAAGAGAATGTTTCTTTGGCAAATACGACGGCTGTTTGCTCAACCACCTATCAAACCTCACATCTACCAATTGCAAAGCCTCCTCAATCCAAGTTCCTCCCGTCCTAGGAATGTGTTGGATCAGAAGGCCAGAATCAGGAAGGAAACGAGCCATGCTAATTAGATTCTCCAAATATCTCCGGCACTTGTAATTGAAACAGAGCTTCTAGAGGAAGCATAACTTCCTGCATTTGAGGATGAGCTGCCTTACTACAACGAAGCGAGAAGATGTGTTTCCATTCACGAAGGTTGGCAGTCGTTACAATCTCTGTCTTCAACGAATTCGGAAGAACCGATCGGGCCTGTTGCGGCGACCACTTATTATCAATCAATAGTTTATAAAAGTGCTCGGCCCATATCATGGCTAAGACCCATTGGTGACTCATTCCAGTTACACTCGACAAGTCACGTTCGGTATACTCACCAGGCATCAAAGATACCCACGGAGGAATAATGAAAGCAACTCCTCCTTTGTAATTGCAGTAACGAGTCGATTCCTGACTAAAAGCACATAATCTATGCCGAACCAACTCATGAGAAACTCCCCTATCAATTACAAATCGAACGGTTACGGAGAAGTGCTCAATGACGGATAGATGGCCTTTCTTCATAATGGAATCCAAAAAACGAGATGCGGAATCCTCAGTTATCTTGTCTTCTGACTTGTAACATGTTCTCCCCGCTTTCTCAATTAAAGATAAAAGATCATTACGACGGAAAGGACTTTCAATCGTAGCAGACGGTTTCATCAGTCGCATTAGCCTAAGCTCCTCATCAATGTGTTTTCTGAGTATGCCGTAGACGATACATTCCTTCAAGACGGACTCCTTGAATCCTTCCGATCTTCCTACAATAACGACGATAAGCTAAGTCATCCCGAAAGTCCCCAAACATCTTACCGTCCTTTCTTTCCTTCTGCCAACGAGGATTGTCTTTCAAGTACCCGTGTTCCCTAGCAAAATCCCCCCGGACGATCTGAACGCCTCCTATTGCCCTATTATACTTCTTCGGAATGAACTCCTCTGGATCAATATCCAACAACCGACTCGTAGCCGTAGCTCTGGCTAATGCTCTATCTCCGGTTTTATGATCTTGATGAATCATAATTTCTTTTGGATAGATCATTACCACATTGTCCGACCATACTCCTACAAGATCTCTCAACACCAATCTATCCAAACATCCCTCGTAGAAAACTTGGTCTACGTCAGAGAACCAAACAACGTCGGCCTTGCTAGACAAAGCAGCTACATTACGTCCTATCGAACGACGTCCTAACTGTTTTCTAGAGAAAGCTAAGGGCCTAATCAAACTACGACGAGAACCATCGGCGAACCATGAAAGAACGTTCGACGTCTCGTGATCTTCAGGACAGTAGCAAACCGTCACTAACACGTGACAATTCAAAGGAGGATGCAACGCGATAGAGGACAACTGATAACGAAGAGCATGAGCGTAATGGGGCAAGTCTCGTGCCCAAGCGTGACTTACGATTTCGATGAGCATGATTCCATTTTCCTTCTGAACTCTTCCAAGTCCTCTGGAGTATTGATTGCCAAGGGAACTTTCTCCACCACCAAAGCTCGAATATTCCAACCGTCTTCGATCCAAGTCAACTGTTCTAGACTTTCGGCCAGACTAAATGGAGATGGAGTTAATAGACTCAACTTCCACAAAACCGTAGGAGTAAAAGCATAGATGCCTATATGGGCTAAGCTTCCCGCCATTGGAGCACGACTAAACCAGTGAGCCGTTAGCTTCCTTCCTAATCGAAAACAAATCGCCTTCGTCACGTTAGGATTGTCCATCAAAGTAGACTGCATCTGACCTACCAATGTGTGAATATCGCTAGTAGAATCCATCGATTTGACTAGTCGGTTTACGTCCTCTGGATCTACTTCAACCTCATCGACCTGCCAGTTGACTATTACATCTACCTGATTTTCTTCCTTGAACTGAGAAGCTACTTCGGCACACCGATGAGTTCCACTAGGATGATCGTCTTTGGTAGGACGCCAAGGCATTCCATGATCCGAACAATAGCGAGCTATCTCACGATCAGGCGTGGCGATCAGAACCGCGTTCGCTTTGGTTCGACGAGCTTGTTCATAAGTCCACCAAACCAAAGGCTTCCCAGCCACTTCAATCATCGGCTTGCCTGGCAAACGATTACTAGCCATGCGTGCTGGAATAATGATAACGCTCTTCATTGTTCTTCTGTCCTTATTCCCATTGGTCCTTCTTTCGGTAATCCTCCTGCTAAAATTCTGACGCGAATGTCATTAGCAATCTTCACAGCATGCTTCTCCGTTTTAGCATAACAACAAACATGAAGACGCCAATGAGATCTTCGGAAAGCGTATTTGTGAGTTCCGTCTATGAGTATATAATGCTCATCATGACACTTTCCTCCCTCATCTCCATCGCGATAACCATCAGTCAAAATCGATCCTGTATAACTACGCACAACCTTTCCGTCCTTACACATTTCCAATTCAAAGTAGCTCATTCCCTTCGGAGGCTGTTCATAGTCAAATTCATTTACTACCCATCCCTCCTCCACATCTCCTCCAATCCATTCTGCTATCTGCTTCGCTTGCTCTAAATTGTCTTCACTAAACACTGCCACTGTCGATCTACTGCTGTATTCCCCTATCATAATTAAACAAATCTTCATTGTTCTTCTCCCTTTCGTGGCCAGCCTTTTGGATAGTGACGACGAACAATTCTCAACGCCAGTAAATCTTGTATTATATGCACGGCATCAATAAACGAACGAAGTTCTTCAGGATGTTCTCTTTCCAATTTTAAGAATGATCGATGACAATCAGACAAAGACTCCAAACACAACAATTCATCTACTACAAGCCCGTGTTCTTCGTCTACCATCCATTCACGTCCTTCGACATCTGTAAAAGAAATCCACTCACACATCGCTCTTCTCCTTAGTGGTATCCAAAGTCCTCCACCATTCTGCTCTCAGACTCCAGGATTCTCCGCCTAAGACGACTAGGCATTCGAGGAACTCGCTTCGAGACATTTTGCTTTCCTAGATTGTAACACCGTTGACGAAGATGCCTTGGAACTCCTAACGACTCTAACAACTCAACGAACGCCCACGGCATGTCCTCAATTCTCAGGTAGCTATCAGCATTATACTCCGTCAGCATTTCACCTATAGCACCAGGCATCATAGTTAAATACGAAAGGACGAACGACTCGTATGAATCATCTCTCATCTTCATAAACCGGTCAACACAAGTTACGTTCGTACAACCACGATGAATCGCAGTGTAGTAACTTGCAAGCCAATCGCAAGGATTACGAGCTAACGAGACTTTGAAAGACGTTCTGTCCTTTGGATTGTGAGGAGTATGAGCAGAAGCTTTGAATCCTACACCAAGTCCTACAGCCGAACACGCCTTAAGAAACCAAGTCGTTCCCGTTCTGGGGGCAGAAGCGAATCTAAATAGAGTGTAGTCTATACTCACTTCTTCACCCACCAAATCAAATAATTCTCAACGTAGACCTTTCTGTTCTTTGTCTTCATGAATTCGTCTACAGCTCGCTTGACTCCGAACGCTCCTGTTCTGTCTCCCCTACCATTATAGTCATGACCGGATAAAATTCCTCCCTCTCTTACTTTGTTCCACCAGGCTATTAAATCACGTCTTACGTAATTATAGGAATGGCAACCGTCGATAAAGACAAAATCAAGACAGCAATCGCTGACGATCATAGAGCATTCTACTGAATCTCCTACCATTACAACCCGACGATCTGATAGAGATTGGGTACTATCAACAGCAGTCTTCATGGCTTCATATACTTCCTCTTTCGACTTCTTTCCTAAACGAGTATCTTGAACCTCCTCTTCCTCAAAGTCTTGATATGGACGATATAAGTCTACCATAAGCAGATGCAGCTCTCCAAACCTTTCAAGTAGAGACCTACTATTTCCTCCATTCCACACCCCAATCTCAGCACCCGTACGGGGGTGTCTCATTTCTCTCTTCAAGACTCCTATCAAAACTCTTGAATGTGATTTCATTTCTTACTCACTACTAAAACAACTACTTCTCTGCCCCGCTTCTGAAGAGCATGCCGCCTTCTAGGAACATTGATATAAAGTAAATCTTGAACACGACCCACTGTATTCATTAGATCGATATACTCAAGCAAATCAGCCCCGAAGCAATCTCCTCCCTTGACAGTAGTATGACCAGCCGACCATTGAACAAACAGAACTCCCTCTGGCTTCAGTTGAGATAACCAGATTCCAACAGTCTCTATCGGACTACGAGCATGGTCCAGACTGTTACTATAAACAAAATCAAACTTCTCCATCCATCCCTCCTTATAGTCCGAGAAATTCCATGCCACTACCTTAGAACGTACTTGATACTTTGCCTTACCGAGTTCTGGAAACAAATCAGTTCCAAACACTCTTGTTTTGGGGAACTGGAAAGAGAACTCATCACACTCCCTTCCGCTTCTGGCTCCATGACATATTCCCCACTCAGGCAAATGAAGACCATTGCACCTCATCCAATTAGCGATCTTAGCAATCTCGGCTGATGTAAAATAAACACGAGCCCCGTGACGAAGAGACGTCTTATACTGAGCCAATCGGTATCTACGACTTGAGCGAAAGGTGAGAATCTTCATTGCTTACAAAGCCTCTCCTCCACATCAAAAAACCCAGCACCCAAAACAGGGCGACCAACGTCAATGAAGAACCCTACAGTACCTAAGCCATAGTAATTTTGACTGTCGTTCGTTTTCATTCCCTCCGTTCCACGTCCATACACCCCAGTCTCTTCGTTTCGAGAAAGAGGATTACTATAAAGTTCGCGCAGGGTTCGAGGCCATTCTAACGTACCCTATTCAACACATTCACTAGGATCAATGAAGCTCACATCTCTAAGTAAGTGGATAGCAGCCATAGGACAAAGACTCTCACAACGCCCACAGCCAATGCATAGCATGTCGTCAATGTATCGATGATTCATCTTTTTTGATAGCACTCCATATAACGGTCCTTCCAAAGAAACTCAACATCATTCCAGGCCTCCTCTAGCCACATTGCTATCCCTTGTTTTACATGGTTCTTCTTAGGATGATCGTTTTCCACATCATCAAAGAGAATCCAACCACCAGGCTTCAGTAGTCGAAGAACATGGCGAGCATCATCTAAAACCTGGAACGATATATGCCCACCGTCAATCATACATAAGTCTACGGACTCTTTTTTGATTCCAAGGAAGCCTTCTCTTCCACACATCTTTCTTAGCACTTCAGTACTGCTTCCTTGAATCAATTGACAGTTGAGCATCCAAGGAGAAAGATTATGAAAGGCCCGTTTCCTTACCTGTTTCATCATCTCCCCATCAAGCTTAGTTGTTATAAGCCAAGGATCAATCCCAACAGCCCTACTTGTGGAATGAGTAAGAACTCGTTGCATCACCCACACCAAAGACATTCCCTCAAATACTCCTAGCTCCAAATAAGTCAAGTTTGGCTTATCTCTCCACTCTGGAAAGACATACCGAACGAACGTCCTGAGATTTCGATTGAGAAACCATCGTCTGGTAAACCGAAAGTTGTGCTGACTTCTGTCCAAGTCTGTTGTTCTCATCATTCATTTCTTTCTTTCTTTCTTTCTTTCTTTCTATAGCTCTAAGCCTACCCTAGGATCTACTATCTCTAAGTGTTTATTACTCACCGTCCTGATCCAATCCGCCATTCCTCCCACGTTCCTAATCATGCAATCATGATACATAGGCATCCACATATCAAATCCCTTTGAGGATTTCATTGGACGGCAGTTTGAATCCCCGTGATAATGGTAGATAGCAACATCTTCATCCGCAAGACTCTTAGGTTGATGCATTGGCGAGCAATTGAAACACCCTCCTCTATACACAGTCATTTCCTCCGTGGGGAAAAACTTAGGCATCATCACATGGAGAACCGTCTCATCCGCGATGAATATACTTCTAGCCTTCATCGTCCACTTGTACCATAAAGACAAGACCGGTGAGGAAGACTTGCAAGCAAACACTCCTCCATTCACAGAAGGATAAGGATTCGCCAAAACCTTCCCCACCAACTCCTGATCTATTTCTGGGAAAGGCTGTAATCGCCTTATCCTACCACTAATCCTAGTTCCTACCGTTACCCAATCATTCCATTGAGTAGCTGCAAACCCGCAGCTGTCAGCAACGTCAAACAACGAATCCAAGTTCCCGTGAACAGAAGTATCAGCATCCAAATACAAAGAAAGCTGATCTTCTAGAGTTCTCATTAACAGAATCTTATTGATAAACTGACCGTTCTTTCCCTTGTAAGATGGCTCCCATTTCCTAGGCTCTATTGCCAAGTCGCCGTCTGTTGCTACTTTCAAAAGCATTTCGTGCGACTCTGGATAAGCATAGACAATCACGGGCCCTTGCCAATACTCTCGTAGCGTCTCCAACGACACGACGAGATATGGCATGTGCGGATTCGCCGACAATAAATACACAATCTGTCTATTCACTTTTGTTCCCCGTATCGTTTTATCTCACATGGACAACAGCAAAATTCTGGTTTGAATAAATGTTCCCGAACGTATATCACATCTACCTGCCCATGCACACTTCGCATTGTGTGAAGCCATTGGCGAAAGAACCCCCTTTCAGTCAACCACTCATGAACTTCTAAAGGACTACACCAACCATATCCCAACGGTTTTGAAGTTGTCTCAACATTAACGACTTCTACTCTCTCCAACGTCTCTTCCCCTCCCTTCAACACTTCCAATTCACTCCCTTCGCAATCCATCCATAGCAAAGCAGATCCCTTCAATCCTCTAACGGTAAGATCGAATACTCCATCCAACGTACTCACATCCACAGTAAATTGCCTTAGACGATCCTTTGGCTCCAGTCCTTCCCTAAGAATATGAGGATACAACGAAGCTCCGTCTTTGGAATGAATACGAGAATGCAACTGAGCTTTGCCTGAGAAGGAAGAAAGAGCTGTTTCAAAGAGAATTCCCGGATACTCCTTTCCTTTCTTCTTCAATCCTTTAAGAATATCAGGATGAGGCTCGAAGCCGATCAACTCAGCTTCAGGCCAAGCGTGCTTCATGATATCAGCTTCTTTATGCTTAACACCGATACCGACTTGAATGATAGTAGAAGGCTTCCACTTCAACCACTCGGCAACTAAGCAAACAGCAACTCCACTTCGAGCCAGTATCTTATCAGCCATTACTCATTTCCCTTATTGCCTTCTGTATGTTCCTCTCATTGCTACAATGCTTCCAACCTCTAGACTTCATATTGGTTCGGACAATTCCTCTTCCCATTCTCTTGGCACAATACCAAACATAGCCGTCTTGGGAAGGAACAGGCAGAAAACCAATTCCACAACTGCGACTGGCCAGTGAAGCTACAAATCGACTGAAGGCGGCTTCAAAGAAAGCTCCCCAGCTTATAATCCTCTTGTGTCCAATCTTTGAGGCTCCCGGCTCTCCTCTTAATTCAAGAGGCTTGAAACCTTCGAACATAGGAGAGATTCCGTTCAACTTAGAAGCCCATTCATCTAGCTTCTGCATTTGATTAGCTGGCTTCGTAAACCCCCAACGATGAGCCACTATTGAGGGATTGTCCTCAAACCACTTCGATTTTATCCAGTCTTCCTGATCCGTTGCTAAAACGTCCGTATCAAGTTTTAGCCAGTACTGAGTAGTCACACAAGCAGCAGGAACGTAGACGAAACCAGCCAGCATACGATACCTTTGAGGACTGTCCCACTTGCAAGTTCCATCGCCTGGATATACCTGATCAGTCCCACTAAAAGGCCAAGCTACGCATCTCAAGTTTGGATGATCCACCACTCCTCTGATATCATTCTCTTCAACTTGCTGATAATCGTAAAATACAATCATCGGCCATTCCAACATTTCAGACTTGTGTCTCTTCCATGTAGGCCAAGTCAGAGCTAACTGACGAAGATGCTTGAAGTCTACTCCAACAACTAAAGAAAACGTTGGTCTGGATTCAGACACATTATCTCCTTTTTCAGTTCCTCTAAGTCGTCTGATCCGCCTTCATCTTCCCTGACTATATCCTCCATCCTCACTCCCCCTCCCATGTCTGGCCAATACACCTCTACCAACCTGCCGCTTTCCATCACACGAAACCTATGCCATTGCATACTCGGAACGGTAAAGACGTCTCCAGCCCTTAGTACGTTCAAAGTTCTTTTACTTCCCTCCCACATCTCTACACAAACAACCCCCTCCTGAACGGCGAATAGGTTAGCTCTTTCTTGATGGAAGTGCTTAGAGCAACGATAGCCCGCCTTCACTTCCAGACAACTCACGGCCGCTTGATCTGAACTGAAAATGTGAGTAACCCAACCCCATACTTTCTGTTCTTTTTTGATTCTGTTCTTCATTCAATATCCTCATTTCTCGTACCAATGAGATAAGTCCGGAGTCGTCTCAACAACTCCCTGACACTGCTTTAAAGCCGAGTCAAAGTCAACGTAGGGAAACGCCCTAAGTCCACTCCTCTCGTTGCAATTATATATCTGAAGTCCAAACCTAGTAAACACCTCCTCCTCCAACTTGCATAACCACTTATTCACGATGCAAAACTGCTCGTTGTTAGAAACTGACGCCTCTTCCGTTCTGCCTTGCTCAAACGAATAGCCATACTCCGGCGTCATGTAAAAGTCCACACCGACCAGAAACAAAGCCTTAGCTCCCAAGTACCGAATCAAACGAATCGCCAACAGCATCGTGCATACAGTCTTCGGTTGTCCTGTTCGCCGAACTCCGTCGTTCAGATTCCCCCATGATGCATCATCGTCCAGAAAGAAAGAGTCGTCAGGTTCTAGCCAACTACGTCTCCTGAACCCCCATAGATTAGGACAAGCAGGAACTCTAGTACTCAACTTCTCAAAAGTTCCATTTTCCTTTTTCCGTCTCAGCTCATTCCGATGACGATGAAATTTAGGAGTAGGAATAAACTTCATAATTCCAGGATCCATCCAGATGCTATGACTGAACTTACTCAACCCATCTGAACAGACAAACGCTTGAGGACGAAACGCCTTATGCCCAGCCATATTGTTTACGGCCATCGTCCAAACGCCACGACTGCTAAGTCGTTCTAAAGGGGATTCATTAGCAGAAGGCCCGCCGCAAGCCAGCACTACACTAGCCCCGGCAAGCATGCCTCTAAGAGCGTCTGTCTTCATTCGGAATCGGTCGGTCACATGAAGAGGATCGACCCACTTATCAAGAAAGTCCGAAGATGATAAGAGCAACTTCTCCTTACATTGATGGCAAGTTGCTATCTTATGAACCTTACCTTTTGCACATTGTCCATGAATCTGACAATCATAAGTTTCATGTCCCTCGTGTTCTCTACCTGTAAGATTGCCTAGATAGACACATTGTTCCTCCCCCACAACTGTTCTCCTTTAGCATTGCAGGTTCCAGATTACGTACCTCTCTAGTCGTTTATTATACTTAGCCATCCCCATTGCACCTATAACACCTTCGAACATATAGTCCTCTGACGTCAGTTTATTGTAAACGTCTAGATACCGTCCAGGATCATTTCCATCATAGTACAGATCTACTTCAGCGGCAGCCTTCTCATCGGTGACTTCTAATACAGCAGTCAAGGTGAATTCTATCGCAGAGGAAAGACCCGTCTCAGTTCCTGATCCTCCTGTCGGAACGTACATGCTTCTCGTAGCGTCCCAATAGGCAACCACCCTATTATCATTAGATAACGCCATATCTAAGTCGCTGGCGTCAAGATCCCACTCCTTATCTACTAAGGCCCAAGCACTAGTGATCCTATCCCAATACCGAAGCTTGACTTTGTAGAGTTGATTGTCAGCGTCATCGTCATTTGTAACCTGAACAATGCTTTGAATCCAGGCGGAAGGAATTGGAGAAGGTTGTATTTCAAACCCCAGAATTCTCCGTGAACCGGGAACAGAAACACTTCGCTTACGACGTCCAGAAAGACTACTGGGAACTAACATCATTGCTCAGCTTACGTCTCGGAAGAATCAAACAAAGGCTCTAAATCAGTTTCTACATACAGTTTCTCGCCTTCCTTGGTCCTTACTTCAGCATATTGACTAGTAAACGGATCCCATAAATGTTGCCATGTTACTTGATTCGTCTTACTGCCCGTAGTCCATTTGAAATTACGCTCCACAAATTGCATCTCAACATCAATGAAAGGCTTGGCGGGCAGATTAGTTCTCCAACTATAAATCTGTCCATAACTATAGCCCAGGAATAACATCGTCCATATGGGAGGATTGTGAAACAATGACATTTCGCGATTGTTGATCTTACCCATCGAATCATCAAACCTAGTTCGAAGCGTCTCATCAAAGAAATCGTAGGGAACGTTTCTCCACCGAACAGTCCAAAACGTTCTTCGCTCAATGGTAAGTCGTTTCATTTTAGGACTTTTTATTTCAATCCGTTCGTTGTCGAAATTTATCATATGAGCACCGTGACCGAAATCATCCTCTAGAAATTGTCCTTCCGAACGAGAATTCACTTCTAGATAAGTCTTTGGATTAGTAGGATCTGGAGGAAGATCGTTTTCTGGTCTAGTTTCATATTCTACCGTGACTCGTAAGAATCTCTCGTAGGTTTTCAGAGAAGCATAGGGATCACTTTCAAACGGATCTATTGGCTTTCCATCCGTCAATCCCTCATAGCTTACAGCACGAGCTAGGCAAGTAGGCAGACCGTTAGGATAGCCATTTTGGAAGTAGGTAAGACGTCCATTGACTACCCGAGGAGAAGGAAACATAGCCTCTAAGAAGTCAATTAGACGATCAGCTTCAATGATGAAAACCTCAGTAACCTTGGCTCCTTGTTCTCCAAAGGAACCCCTACGTTCTATAGCCTTTACTGGAACAGCTCCCCGAACAGTTCGTAAACGCCATAGTGCACTAGACTGATTGACGCTCACAATAGAACCTCCTCCTCTATTCCATGCTCTGGCTTGCTGTTCCTTTCAATCTGAGCCAATATTCGTTTGTGTTCCTTTAATTCATCTAGCATTTTCTTTTGAGGGTCTTCCTCACTCAAAGATTGCTGCAACTTGTCTGCAAATTCAACAAAACCTACTCTACCAAATTGTCTGACAGGAGCAGTTTCAAGTTGTTTTTCTAATCCAGTTATTACTTTTCTAACTTCAATAGCTCTCATTTCATCTTTCATATTACGAAACCGATCTTTTATCCGTTCCAAAGTCTGCTTACCCAACCTTTGATCTAAAGTCCGGGAATATTGCAAAGCAGCTAATTCACTCTTAGTCATTTCACCAGTAGCCAAAGCAATCTCTTCTCGCATGTCCCGAAACGTTTCTTTTACGCCCTTGAGAGACTCTCCCAATTCCTCACGTAACCTAATCTTCTTTATTCCGTCTCTGACGTAAACAAATTCATCGCCGTACTCCCTGATCTTCTCCTTTGACAATCCTCTCTTCTCCAAAGATTCTATGAAGTCTTCATACTCCAATTTCGCCTCGGTAGTTCGGCCAGTCAAAATCGCATATTCATCCGTCAGATATCGCATTGAATCCTTAGCTTCCTGATAGGACAAAGCTAGTCGAGTATTCTCTTTATAGTTCGATCCAAGTCCTTCCGTAACTCTGCTGGCTACTCGAATCAGCTCCATTGTGTTTTTTTTGGTCTTAACTATTTCAACATTAAGACACTTAAAAACTCCCGCGACTTCCTCCGTCGCTTTGGACAATCCCAACTGCCTCTCCGCCATTTCCTTCATCTCTCCAAAGATCTCATGAAATGTAGCTGCTCCTTGTGCTAAGTTCCCTATGAACTTAAGAGTATATTCCAGAACCGGTCCCAAGACCTTCATTATAGTAGAACCCAAAGCAGTAAAACCAGCTCCTGCACCGGCCAGTCCCTTCTGAAGTGCTGTCAATTGCTTCTCTGCCACTTCTTCAGTCTTACCTGCCATATTATCAAGCTGCTCGTTATATCCCTTCAGTGCCTCAGATGAACCTATTAACATCTGAGTGAAGATGAGAGACTTGTCGGCAAAACCTAACTGCATCAAAGCAGCTTTTTTGTCTGCCGTAGCCTTTCCTTCCATAAGTTTTTCCAAATCCTTAAGAATATCAGCCATATGTCTCATGTTGTTTTCAGAATCAAAGATATTAACTCCCATTTCTTCAAAGGCGGCTGAATTCCTTAGAGCTTTTGTTTGTAAATCTCTAAGAACAATATTAAGAGCTGTGCCTGCTTCTGAAGACTTCAATCCTTGATCTGCAAATACTGCCAATATTGCCAGTCCTTCTTCCAGACTCTTATTAGTCATTTTCAAAGCTGCCCCTGCCTTAGTAGTTAGGGCAGTTGAAAATTGTTCCACAGAAGCATTGGCCAATGTATTAGCCCCGACAAGTGCATCCGTTACTCGTTTCAGATTCTCTAAATTCTGTATAGGATCTTTGACGGTCATGCCCAATGCACTCTGAGCATCGGTTGCCAGATCCGTAGCTCTTGCCATGTCAAACATTCCAGCCTGAGCAAACAAAGCTACTTGAGGCAAAGCAGCAATCGATTGCCCCACATCCAGACCAGCAGAAGCTAAAAAGTAAAATGACTCAGCTGTTTGTTCCATGCTAAATTGAGTTGTTGCTGCAGCATCTACTGCAGCTTCTCTCATCTCTCCTCTCATCATCTTCGATACGTCACCCATAATAGCTAAAGAACTTCTCATCGCCCGATTATACATTTCTCCAGATCTTGCTGTCTTTACAAAGACTGCACCAGTAGCCATCGCAGCAGCAAGAGCAGGACCACCACGAGCAAGAGCACCAGCACCAGCAGCACCAGCTGCAGCACCAGCACCAGCAGCACCAGCTGCAGCACCAGCACCAGCAGCACCAAAAGCACTAACACCCCCACCGCCCCCAAGCGGCACAGCAGCACTTCTGCCCAACGAATCTGCTGCCGCTTTGACCTTTGGTTTTGCTCTATTAAAATCTCCGACGATCTTACTAGAATCGCCGCGAATCATAACCCACGCTTTGGCTAATTCTATTCCGATGATTCTTACCCTCCGCGCTTTCGTTCTCTTCTCTTCTTCCGTCTCGTCTTTTTACCTTCCTTCTTACGTCTCTCTTCGGCCTCTTCTATCAACTGACGAGCTTTTGACTTTTCCCCAATTCGTCCTTTAATTGCTGCTCCGTCCTTTGCCCTTCCTCTATACAACCCATCCTTATCAGCCTTCAATTTATGAATTGCAGTCAAGCTATCCAACTCTTGACTTCTGCCTGACTTCCCCCTCAATGTCTCAATATCACAAAGTCGAAACCAAATCTGATCCAATGTCATTTGTCCCACTTGCTCCGGCGTATAGCCTCCTCCTCCATTCCAAGGGTTTTCACAAAGCATTCGCAAGTGGTAAACTGTAATCCCTCCCAACAATCCGCTACCATCAGTGACCTCATCTTCTTCACTGATTCTCTCCAGGGCAGCGGATCCTAGATATTTCCCACCGAGGCCGCTGTCAGGCGTTCCACCGTCCTAGCAGCTTCCGCTATCTTCGGAAATGGCCAATTACCTACTTGATTACGAGTCACTTCAGGATGCTCTCTCCGAACTCCAGCAGCAATAAAAGCAACCATCCCAGTCATCGTGGCTGTTATCCACCACTGATCATAACGAACACGACCACGAATGGGATTCTTTCCTGTCATCTGCTTAACTTGAGACGACTTCAAATCCCCATTTTCAAGAGCTACTGATAGAACAGCCCTTATAGCATTATCACTTTGCTGCTCTTCTCCTCCGTGCTCCTCTGCCCACTTTCTAATCTTATCCGTAATGGGAATCAGGCTAACATCATAGGCATCCTTCTGAGGTAGATTATTCAAGTCCCAGCCCGCAACCTGATCCATCTTTCTCTCAATCAATTCCGTTGCCTTCCCATTACTCAACAAGTCAGCGTTCTCTGCATAAGTTTCTAGGTACTGTCGCTTGTAGTGCTTCAAAGCTTCACGTTCCAAGTCGCACAACGACTGAGCCACTACCGGACGAAGAGTGTATGTCTTTCCTTTCACTTCGATCGTGTCTCCAGCTGCCAACGCTCTCGCTTCTGCTTCAGTTCCCATACTCGTTCTCCTTTTGCAAACTTGAAACATTAAAAAAGCCCTTCAGGATCGATGGTATTGCCTAACAATCCTGATCCTGAAGGGCCGTTATCGACAAGCCCCATCAAGCTATGGCAGTACTCTGGCTGTAGCCGAAGCAGCTCCCGGCCTGTAACAGATGCCATCAGTTCCCCACGAACTAGTCCATCCAATAACTTCTTCACTATCGATGTTCACACTCAGATTGAAGTCGGTGCACATCGCCCGTGGGAAGTCCCAATACAGATCGACGTTATCCAACCAAAGTACGGCAATTAAAATATCCCCTGGCTCGAATAAATCAAAAGCTTCGTTGGAGGTATCGTACTTACCATTCGCCGTAAACGTCGCATCCCTACGTCCCTCGGCTCTGCTAGTCCATCCTCCGCTGTCACTATCACCCCATTCGCTGCTAGAGGCAAGAGTAGAATTAACTCCCCACTCAATACAACGAGCAATCAGTGTAGTTTCAACCACGAATTTGCCATCACGTCCGGTCTTAGTATTTGCACTTGACATTTTATATTAACCTCACTTATGTAGTCCAACTTGAGCTGCTTTGACTACTGGTAGATTCGGAAGACGACAGACTAGATGTACTAGACGAAAGCGAAGATTGGCTAGAAGTACTAGAGCTACTAGATGACGACGATTGAGAACTAGTCGATGAAGATGAAGAGGATGAGGAGGAGGATTGACTTGAAGTACTAGACGAACTAGAAGAAGAAGAGGATTCGTCATCGTCATGTCGGGCCAGTATATAGATTGAATAAGTAAGTGCAGCTCCATTTGCTGTAAATTTCAAGGTATGATTAGAAGCGTCCGTTACATTTAATCCAGCTTCGGCTGGCTGAGCCTTGAGAAACAATCCCTGTCCTCGCAAAGCTCCGCCCGTAGCAGCAGTATGACTTCCCAGAGCAGTCCAACCGTTTGCCGCTCCAGGTTCAATCTCCAACTGACCCGCTGCAGCAATCGCATTCTCATTCAAAATAGCAATAGCTACAATCTCTTCATGTATTACAGCTTGTCCCACTCCATCCAATCCAGCACCAGCACCAATATCAATCCCAGCCACGTCGTACATGTCCAACGTTTCAGTAGCTCCGCTCCCTAACGATCGACTTTCGCTTTGCCATCCTCTATTAGCTTGATTATCATTCACTCCACTTGATAGAGTTGGACGATAACTCAAACTGGGATGCTTCACATTTGTAATCTTCGCATCCTCCAGAGTATTCTGAACCGTAGCACTTAAGTCTACTTGGAGGATGATTCCAGTTAGTGTTCTATTCGCCATTATTCACCTCAAACTGCTACGGGAACGTCCAAACGAAAGACATAAGAAACGATCCACATGTACTCCGAGTCCCCTGTTCGGACACCATAATCGTTTTGATATTGAGCTATTAAAAAGTTCCCGTTGTCTAATATTAAGTCCGTCGGAGATTCAGTTGGATGCCCCCCAAACACTTTCATTATCTCTTCATTCAAGTCAGCAGCTATCTCTTTGGCCGTCCTGCTATCTCCATCGATTGCCCTAGCATGAACTCGAAAGTCCCAAGGAATGTCTCGGATCTCTTGCAAAGAATCTGTTCCGCCTGACATTCGATCCGTTGTGCTTCCAGGACTCTGCTCGAAGACACAGTAAGGGAAGGGCTGCTTTGGATAGGCTTCCTGATCATTTAATGAAAGCCATTCACTTTCAGCTACTCCAGAATCCCACAAAGCTTTGAATGTAGCATCTAGTCCACTACTAGACCACAACGATGCTATAGCTTTATGAAGATCTTCTGAAGCAATGCTCACTTGATTGGTCCTGAAAGGATTCTCATCACCTTACTTCGTTCTTCGTTTAGTGTCCGTTTCAAAAAGGATCGATTCCTTTTTGTTTCAAGGATCAGTCCATATGAAAGAGGCGTTCCAACATAACCTCTGTAATCTTTAGGTCCCACTGCTTCGAATATCTTGAACAAAGTCTTCATTAAATGTGTAGTTTCCGCTTTAGGAAACTCGCCAGGCTCGCTACGTCCTGTAATCACTCTTCCGCCTCTAGGACCAATTGACTTCCCTACAGGACGACTTATATTCCGTATCATCTTCGAATGAACAAGCTCAGTGGCAATTCTTACCCGTTGCTTTATTGTATGAGCTATCTTGTCTGACACTTCCTTGATAAACCACTCTACCTCAGCAGCTTTTCTGCCAGCCTTAGCTATCCGTCTTATCCTTGCCTGACGAACACTTTGTGAAGCCATTAGAGAACGAGCCGTGCGAGCAAACCTTCTATCCGTAGCTTTCGCAGTCCTAACTGCTTTCTTCTCCGCTGCCTTCTCCGCTGCCTTCTTTCTAGCAGCTTTGCCACCTCCTAACCTCTTACCCGTCGTCGGATCTTGTCTTCGTATAGCCAACGTCTATCCCCCAGCGCGAGTAAGTTGCTCTATCCACTTCGGATAATCACGTTCGAAAACCGGCTGCTGATTGGGAATTCGACTGCCTGGATTCAAAAGGAAATTGCCCGGCAGCTCTTCAATGTCTTCTAGCTTCGGTTCTACTCCTTTAATAATCCGAACAAAGTCATTGTTCAGCATGTGAAGAACCTCACGGCAAAGGCTCTTCATTCGGTGCTTGTCAAGCTTGCCATTCTGAGGAGCTACACCATTGATTCTTCCACCAACACGAAATGGAGAAGACTCCGACATTCGCTTGCGAAGTGTCTCGCAAAGCTCTTCATCATCACGCATCGGATCTATAATGGTATAGCTACACTTAGCAGGGTTGATATGCAGTTGCATCCCTGGCAGCTCTGGGATCGTAGCCAGCCCACGAGACTGATCCACCGGAATTCTAGCCTCGCCAGTCTTATGATCGATTATCGAACGACTTGCTTTGATGACGCTTCGCAGACGACAACCTGGAATGCATTGGACGATCAGATCATTGTTACGAGGATGATCCACCTCAACCGCAAAAGGCATTACAGAAACGCTCTTCTCGCTTGTACTAGGCATTTGTTCTTCCTCATATTCTTCGATGTTCTTCTGAAAACTAAAAAGCCCCGCCCCCCAGCCGAAGAACAAAACCAGCGGACGGGGCATTGCAAAAGGATGTCAACGTTCTACGCAGGAGCGTCCGTCACGATCCCCGCAACAGCTCCTCTTTCCAACTGCCCACCGTAACGACACATCGCAACCATAAGCAGCTCGTTGCGACGAATCAACGTGTCGCCCTCAGTGCTTGTCCTCATAGTCAGGCCACGGCGTCGATACATTCGGTAACGAGCTAGGATGGCGTAAAAGATTTGAGCGTTGGTCAACGACTCGTTTATCTTGTACGGCCGCTTCATCCACGAGTAACCATCATAGTTCGGCAACTCGTTGGTGTAGGCCAGCCGCCGGGCATCCGCAGCCCCAACAGGAATAGCCATCGCCCGTTGGTAGGAGGTTTCCGTTCCACAGAACACCGCAGAAGCCGCAACATTAGGACGATGCTCATTCTTCGGAATCGAGAATCTCAAGGATTCGTAGTTCCCAATAGAAGTAGCAGCACCCCAAACAACTGCCGTAGCCCCTGCTTTGTTTATGACGCCTTCCGGCTGGGTAGTTCCATTGCCAGTCGCAACCACATCGTCCAAGTCTTCCAATAAACGCTCACCATACTGAGCAGTGATGTGCGCGCCAAAGTCAATAGGCGTATCGCTCAGGAAGTCAAGGCCAATACGAATAGCTCCTTCCCATCGGTAAATGGTGGTATCGAAAGCACTGACGTAACTGGCAGTGTTGAATAGAGTGATTGCAGTATCATCCACTCCTCCCCAACTGCCGGTCACTGTGCCAGTAGCAACACCTTCGACACGACGTCCCCGATCGAGAGGAATCGTATTGATTAGAGGAAACAACTCACCGTGAAGCAAAGGAACCTGAATCACCTGATGGTCGAACACGATCGGGGCAGCTTCGAATCCACCACTAGTAGCGTCGTCAATCAACGCTTGCTTCTCGTCATCAAAAAGCTTCCGACTAACAATGTCAGCATAGTCGCCGCCGTCCGAAGCACCCGACCACTTCATATTTTCCATTGCGTAAAGTAGCAGCTCTTTGTCATGCTGAGGCAAAGCCTGGAAGCCGAAAGTCTTGCTTCCACCACGACGAGCCGTGGCACAAAGGAACTTGGCGAAAGCTCCACTGACAGCCTTATTAAGATCACTAGGCTCATCAATGACTCGTCCACGCTCGCCAAAGTCCATTACCGGACGTCCAGCAAGAGGATGGCCTCGGCCGCTCTTAGTATGAGTCGGATAGGTCATGGCCTTAGTAGTCGAGTCATATTGCTCAGCCACCTCCTTAACTCGAACAGTGATATCCTTATCGCCCATATCTTCAGGCGTTCCACCGAAACGAGCGATCATCTTAGCCATTGTAGAAGGCTGTGACTTAGTTTTCAATTCCTTCTCCTTGGCTTCCTTGTCAGCTTTCTCCTTAGCCTCTTTCTCCGCCTTCTCCTTGGCTTCTGCCTCAGCCTTGTCAGCTTTGACTTTCTTCTCGTCCTCCGTCTCTTCCTTCGGAGTTAGAAGCTTGACAAGATTACCGATGCCGTCCGCCATTGACGCCATCTGCTTTTGGAATTCATTCGCAGGATCCTCGGACTTCTCAGTCGTCAGTTCTGCAAACTTGTCAGTCGTCAGCTTGCCCGTTGCGAGGGCTTCGCCAGCGGTCTTTTTGAATTCATCGTCCGTCGCGTCTGCTTTCACGTCGCAGTGGTCGATGATCCACTTTTTCAATTCGGCTGTTAGATTCATCTCAAATACCTCATTGCCGACAGATAATAAAAACTCGTCACGATCATCGCGACGTTATTGTTTCTTACCCACACAGGCAAGATACTGCTTCGTTAAAGAGCTTCGCTTTCACCATCGGCAAGGGCTTGTAGCGAAGCCTTCATTGTTTCTCTTTGTTCTGCTGAAGCTTCAGACAAAACAACACCCATCGCTTCAATCACACTTGTTTCTCTCTGTTCCGACTCTTCTGGCTCTACAGCACCAAGACTCTCTAATACCTGAGTCAAATTGCTAGATGCTGAGCGAAGTAAAGACTTGCAAGCCCTAGAGACGTCAAGACCAGCGGCCTCATTAACGTCCTCTATTGCCTCACGAATCTTGCCTTCATTCGCCTTACTTATCACCCGCCCTCGTTTCTCCCCGTTCAAACATTTCGTATCATACAACGGGGAACGTTCGATTATTTCGGTTGTGGTTACTAGTTCAACCTGTTCCGGTTCTCCAGAAAAACTAGGCTCATCTCCATCCATTGTCCAATTCAAACGGAAGTAACGATACTCATCAGACACTCCAGACTCGCACTTTTCAACACAGACGATCACATGATTTGAGAAAGTGCCTGCAATCCAAACCATATCACGTTCAGAGATTCGTATTCCCATCATTGCCAAGTAGCGTTTTGCCTCAGCTCTTAATCTCCTCTCTATGCACTCCCAACTTCCGGTTAATGCCATACGCTTCACTTGCGAGTTACTGGCTTGTCCGTCTTTTTCTCCTTGCACGGACAACTCATTGGTTTCTTTTGATGAGCTAGAGCTGTTTTGTTCTTCTCTTTTTCCTTTTGTCTCATTGCTTCTACTTCCGGACTTGTTCTCATTTTCTTCGTCTCCTATTCCGATCAAACCAGCATCATGAGCTTGTTTCAACTCGGCAAAGCTACTACATACCAATTCACGATCGTACTCACCAAGACGTTCGCTAAATCTAATCTCTACTCCGGGGACCTGCTTTGGCCTCTTCTCCAGAAGCGACCTGCTGTATTCCCTCATCAAGTTACTAGTCATCTTTCCACGTTCCACCAACGAAATTAAAACCTCCTCCGTATTAGCATCAACGTTGCTAGGAACGCTTACCATCGACTCTTCCATTGCCTCCCATTCCTTCACATCAAAGCCGCTAGGAGAATCGGATTGATCTCCTTTAATATCGTCGAACTTCAGTGCTCGGAATCCATGACTAAAGCGAGCCATGTCATTATCAGCCATCACAGCAGCGTCATGACACAACTCATTCATGTCCACGATGGCACTATACAAAACCAACCGCTTCTCATTTTGCTCCGCGATGGCCAGCATTTTCCCAATAGGCAGTGTATGCACATGCTGCCAAAGTAAAAGCATCTTAGGATCTACAACAGCTCCTTCTGATCGGAGAATGTCACCATCCCGATCCTTCCTAGGAGTACTCAACACGTGACGAAAAGCCATCAACGTATTCTTAGGCAACTCTACCCCATCTGGCAATTGGAGGCTTCCATTACTCTGCTTCTCTTCAATCACCATCTCAGGATTGCTATAGACCAACGTTCGATGTGAGTTTTTCAGCAGATCATTGAAAGTAGCTTGTCCATTACCAACAAACTTGTTACAACAATCCAAACCCACGCACTCCATCAGAGTGCGAACGTAAACATCCGCTGTAAGAACCCCGTAAGAAAAAGGCTCCTTCTTCTGCTTCTGCCTACGAGACTTTACCAACTCTAACAGCTTTGTGTTTACATCCACGTTTCTTCCTCTCCATTGAGAAGAGCAAATAGCCATGCGTTGACTGTCGTCGGGATATTCACTACTCATAACTCCATTCGACATACATCTCCGAATGAAGTTACTTCGACTTTCTCCTTGACCTGGCTTCGGAATAGGCATTGCTTTACGCTTGCATCCTACGAACCGAAGTAGCATCCATGGCTACCAACTGTCGGATTGCAGACTTATTCTCAGGCTTTATCTTATCCATCCATGTAACGACAGAGCCTACATCCACCTGATCACTCCCTTTCGGAAGCTTTACCACAGCTTTGCTAACATCACGTTTGACACCCAAACGCTTTAGATTCCTAAACGAAGCCATTCGAACTTGCTTCACCCTATCAGACTCAGCACGCTTGAGCATACGAATGACTGTGTTGAAATGACTCGTGGGCATTTTCGCTACAACTGGCATGGACTCTTTCTCCTGCTATGTTAGGTAGTCCAAGATGAACTGCTTCCACTGGACTGACTAGAGGTGCTTGACGACAGAGAAGATTCAGAAGTCAAGGAAAAGGAAGAAGAGGAAACTGATTCCGTCGTCCAAGATGAGCTACTTCCACTCGAAGCACTCGAAGCACTCGAAGCACTTTCCGTTATGCTGCTAACAGAAGAGAACGAGCTGCTACTGTGGCTCGACGAGCTTGAGCTCGACTCTGAGGAACTCGATTCTGAGGTAGAACTGGAAGGACTGGAAGAACTAGAGCTTGCACTTTCCGTTGTGAAGCTACTAGAAGAAACGCTAGAGACTGAACTGGCGCTTGTCAATTCCGAACTCCAGGACGAACTGCTTTGTGAGCTAGACGAAAGAGAAGAAGACTGACTACTCGTACTCGATGAGGAGGATTGTGAAGTACTACTGCTGCTAGAGCTTTCACTACTTGCACTAGAAGCAGACGAGGAGCTATGTGAACTAGACTCAGACGAGCTAGAGCTAGGGCTAGAGCTAGAGCTACTAGATGACAGATCTTCCATGGACAAAATCGAAAGTCTGTCTTCTGATTTCGGCCCGGGAAACTGCAATGAGCCTGTATGGAAATTCAAAACATCAGGCACGGATACCTCACCAGACGTCCTAGTGTCAGTTAAGACAGCTTGCCAGATAGTATTGTCAGGCAGTAATTGAGTTGTATTCTCGGCAGTTCCGGCCAGGTTTGCATTGATCTCAGCAGCAGGAGCAGAGTCATCGCCAGCTCGATACATCCTAGTGATCGTTAAATTGCGCTGAGTCAAACCAACAGCCGGTCCCAAATAAAATGCTACATTCTTAGACATGACTGATCTTTCCAATAAAAAAGACAGTGGTGATTCAAGGAGCCTTTCAAGACTCTTCAAACCGCCGCTGCCTGGTATGGCTTTGACGACTATGCTCAATTATTAACTATAACGAAAACCAGATGCTAAAGCAAACGGTTTTCTACTATCCGGCAGATTTACTCGGGCGAGTTTTATTTCGCACGTCTATCCTCTGATCAACTCCCTTGTTGTACTCCACCCGATCTCGATTCACTCGACAGTGTACCAACTCTTGAGACGCTCCACGAATGTCCAGACGTAAAGTGAACTCAACACCAGAAGCCATCAGCTCACAGAAGTCTTTGTCAAACTCAGCCATCCCTCGAAGAAAGATGGCCAAAGACTGCTTGTCTTTCAATATCTTACGATAGCCGTTGTCACCCAACATGTATTCCTCTGTTCTTCTCTACCTCTACGTCAAACTGGGACGTGTCTACTATTAACACTTCCACGTCAACTCCCGCCCATCTCTCTACCGTCTTTCGCAGCTTCTTTCTTCGCTCTGAACTCAAAGGATGAAATGAGCGTACAATAATTCTATCTCCCGCCTCGAATTGGAGCCTTGAACATTGGACTTCGGCTAGTCTAGGACGAACGGTCATCTACTCTTTCCATTCCACTATCTTATCCGCTTGATTTCTAAGCTCGCAATTGATCGAAATCGTCCACTGAGCAATTGTCTTGAGACTCTTTAACTCGGCTTCAGTATTCCGAAAATCCCCCTGCTTGAAACGGACAGCCATCGTCCTCCAACGGAACATATCATTACTTAAGGACTCTGGAGGAATCAACTCCACGCCTCGAATCCTCAAGTAAGAACCCATCAAATCAAGGAACCGTTTTTCTACAGCCACACATAATCCAACGTCGTCAGTCCGACTAGGTTTCATGACGTTGATATAACGAGCGGGCTTTCCGTTTCTTCTGGTCATCCTTCCATCTCCCGCATGATTGCTTGTATCTCTTCTTCTGGAGCACCGACACCGAATTCTGAAACGGTTGTGCACATGCACTGACATCGATCCGAGGCAGGTAAACTATAATGTCCTGGCCAAGGAATCATAATTCCATTCAAATTCCATTCTCCATTCTCATCCGCCTCTACCCCATCCAAATCAGCATGGGCATCACGAGTAGCGTCTGATAAAACACTTAGCCAAACCTTGACCACATACTGTCCAGCTTCTCCCGCCTCCTCTTTGAATTCATCAAATCCAGCACTTCTAGCTCCATTCAAAGCATTTCCACTTTCCGTTCTTGCTATATTTTCAGCCCGTCTCTTGTAGTATTCAAAACCAGGTCCGGCCGCTCCTCTTATCTCACGAGCCATCCGAGCAATTGACCAGCCTTCTTTCAATCCCTTATCTAGGAATTTACCCACATCAACTAGAGACGAATCATTTATTTTCTTCCAATAAGGCTGAGCAAATGATTCTTCTAATCGATTCTTAATCGACCGCTTCATCCAGTCAGGATACTCAGTAGCAAACCCCATCCGAACATTACCCGAAGGCGTTTCAAATATAACATCCTCCAAGTCTACATCGTCTTGAGACTCTAACCATTCCGTGGCAGTAGTTGACTTTTTTCTGACATTGATTCCCAACACCGCCATCTGTCCTATAATTGCTTCCCCCATCCCACGAATCATAGTAGGCAGAACCGCATCTATCAGTCTCGTATCCCACTCCCTAGGGCTAAACACCTCTGAGGCCAACTGTATGGCCGTCTCGCCTGCTTTCTTAGTATCAGTGGCATAACCTGACCTAGTAGCAGAAACGTCGCTTAGACGCTCTGCTACGCTGTCTAGCTGAGCTTTGAAGAAAGGAATCAAAGCCTTCGTCATACTCTGTTCGGTTTGCTCAAACTGCTTAATATGAATCGAGCGGCTGACAGTACGACGGAGCTGCTGACGGAATTGCTGTCGCTTCAGAGCAACAGCTCCAGTCGCGATCTTCAGCAATGATTTTGTCAACTGAGCGTTCTTCACTTTGTTGCTTCCATCATTTGATCAATCAACTTCTGAGGCTCCAATCGAATAGCAGTCAATGCTTCTTCCAAAGTTTCAGTTGCTTGCTGAACAGCTCTTCCCTCACTTGTACCAACAATATCATAAGCATCTTCAATCGGAATCTGAAAGAATAAAGACATTAGCTTAGCAACCTGATCACTATCCATTGACCCCAAACCCATTGAGTTAAAAAAACCAACGGCTCCTTGCATTCCACCTACCGTATCCAGCAACTTAGACCGAGCGTCGCTATCATCCTCTTCCATGGGAGACAATCCCAACATCGTCCGATGTTCGTTGCGAGTAATGTCACCTAATTTTCTCGCCTCTCGCATAGCTAGATGATGCAGAGAAGGATCACGCGATTCGCACTCTTCCCACCAGACAAGCAAATCGTCATCAACCGAAGCTAATGGCCCTGCGAAGTTCGTTATCACATTCCCTAGCATATCTAGAAATATGTTGACTCGCTTGCAGAAACGCTCTTCGATCTTAGCAGCTTGAGCATAACCTCCAACGCTCACAGGCTCTCCCAAAATATAAGGATGAACACCAAACGCACTGAGAATCCTAGTCCTGGCTGATCTCTCTGACTTCTCCCATCCCATTTCGTTCTGACCCATTGACAGACGTTCGATTTTCTCAATCATCCCATCTACAATCGCCGGATTGCCATAGTTTGCAACTCCTCGCATCGTCTTGCCGATAGCCCCATGGACTTGACGACGCTGAACAGCAGTAAGCCTAGGGCGAATGCCAGAAGGAACATGCGGATGAGGATCTTTCCCTACTGTAACGACAACACTGGGAAATACTCCATTCTCAAAGAATCGCTCTTGAGAAGTCTGAATGTGATCATCTATTCGTATTGCCGCCACTTGTGACTGAGCAGGAGCCAAAGCACTAAGAGGATCACTAGGATTAGGAAGATGAGCAAACGCTACTTGATCACGAGTCAGCCAATTGTCATCATCTCCAGCAGTAAGCTTCTTCGGATCTACAATTCTAAACCGACTGAATGGACCTTCCTTATGATCAGGCCGAACCCAAGTAGTAGGCAAGCTGTAAAACTCCAATTTCCCATCTTCAGTTGTGCCCGAAACGATGTAAGCCCAGCCAGTCAAATTCAAATTCGCAACAAAGCAATAAACAAATTGCCAACGCCGTTGTATTGGATTAGGTTGTTCCAACGCATCTAACAACGGATGACTTAAAATCAACTCCATTTCCTGATGAGCTGTTTTCATCTTCGCTGTTTTAGTCATTCTCTGCTGAAGCCAACTCTTCGTCCTTGACAATTTGCGGTTTCTCTCTTCCTCCAATTCCACCCCCAGCATTCGTCCTATCTGGACAGGTTGACCAGCTGCTTCAGAAGCTAGAGCATGAATTGCCGAATATAACCAACCCCGATAAAGACTATAGTTGCGACGACTTTTCGTGTTGCCTCCGAATATGTTCATCTGATCCATACCAGAAGAGACGCTAAGAATCCCGGCATTCTTCATTCGCATTGCGTTAGAATAAGCCAAGTCCGCCACACCACGGCTTCGAGTCAGGGCCTTTGCTAGTCCGTCCATGTCAACATTCCTCAAAGGGGCTAGGAACCCCCAAATAAACCGGAGGCATTGTTGTTCCTATTACCGTAAGCCAAATCCTCCCTGTCTTCACCAATTCCTCAACCTCATCCCTAGTCAACTTCCAACACGACACGACCATCGGAATTTGATCGTTGCTCATTCCACGCCAAACAGATAAAGCCTCGCACTTGCCCCGATCCATATCAGGAGGTTTATCAAGCACACAATTAGACTCGTCGAAACTTGCCGGAATCATTCTATTTCTACCCCTGGCATAGCAGCCATTTGTCTACGAACTTGAACGGCAGTCCAACTATCTAGCTCTGACAGAACTAACTTGTTAGAAGCCACCAAAGCTGGAACAGTCGTCTCACGAAGCACTGTTAACTCACTACGCAGCCCGTCTACCGTTTCTTCGTATTGAGTTTGAAGTTTCTCAGCCTCCTCCAAATCTTCCATTGCAGCTTCACTAAGAACACTGATTCTACGTTGCATCTTTTGGAATTGAATTCTCCATTGATCTACTAAAACTTCAGCATCCTGTTTTGATTCTTCCAACTCACGAATCAACTTCCTAATTCGTTTGGCCGAGCGATTAACTTTGGTGCTATGACTAACTGCTTTTTGCTCAGCAGCAGACACTACTTTCTCAACTTGAAACGAAGCCGCCGCAAGTCTAGACCAGCGTTTGATTACTCTCCACATGGTTTATTCTTCTCTTCATTAAGTGATTCCGGCGGATAGTGCAAAGGAGGCATGTCCACTTGAGAAGCTCGTTTCAAAAACTCCTTCCTTTCCTCTACCTTGTCACTAAGCTCAGCCAAATCAGCGGGCCTCAAAATTGACGGACGTGGAGGATATTTTGTCTTCTCTATATCCTTGCTCAACACATCCATTGCCTCGAACAAACTTCCACCGGGAAACCTCCAAGTGGTTCGACTAAGAAGAATCACTCCGTCCTTTATGTACCAAAAAGCAGCCATCCAACAATCAGATTCCTCTTGTCTTCCTTCTCTCCTCCCTTTCATTGCAGCAAGGAACTGAACCATTGCTTCCTCTTCCGTTTCGTGCACAACCCTTACTTCTTCCATTGTTCTTCTCCTTTTACAAATCAATCAAACCAGGCAACACTTTCAAACCCAAACGATCACAACAAACCATAATCCTGTTCCTAAGCATTTCCATTTGCTCCGTTCCTAGCATCTCCCGCGTACTGTCCTCATAGTCAATCCCGCAATCCTCTCCCGCTTCTAATAAATACTGACCATCATCTCCCAAATCAATGACCGTCGAAACTTGAATGTTTGCAGAGAACCTAACAGCCTTATCCTTCGAGTCATCTAATGGATTTCTGCTACGACTTACTCTAATAGTTCTCTGGAATACTCGCTCGTTTCCTTCGTCCTCTAAACACTTTAGGAACTCAGCTATATCATTACAAGTTACTCTCATCAGTCCTTTGCTCCCACTTCTTCCTCAACCATCACCTTGTAAACAACTCCCATTCCGGCTGAAGCGTCTGGCAATGACTCACTTCTGACTTCCAAGACAGTAGGACTGCTCACCGCGAACCCAAGTCTGCTAGTTATCAAAATCTCATGCCTCTCAGTAATTGCTGGATCAGTAAGAAAGAACACCTTCCTAGTTATACTGATCCCTCTCTTTTCATAAGCCATCACCTCACTATGAGAAGCATTCTGCTCCCAACATTCCACATTCGTCTGTTCAGTTACCGAAGCTGTTTTACCACCCCCAGAACTTCCACTAGAAAAAGTCTTTCGACGAATAGTACACGAGTGTGGAAAATTATCGAGAAGTGAAATGATACAATCCCCCATTCGTCTAGCGAACGTTGGCGATGAAAGTCCCAAGAACATGAGCTATCTCTGTCAATGAAGTTATTGTCACGTCAAATTCAAAATCCTCAATGCAATTAGCAACCGTAAACGCCACGACATTTACAGCTCTAGCTGGATTATCAGTTACGATTGTCCCTACCACGGCTAAAAGCTCCGCTAAAGATGTCGCAGTACAATCAAAGACACGATCCACGACAGGGTTGTTAACCGCATAGTTACTGCCTCTATATACCCTGTTCTCATAATCCGAAATGACTGTTCCTACAAATCGAGCCAGTTCATTTATAGACGCTGACGCTACGTTAATTGTCCGCAATGGAATCAATCCGTTTACAGTAAACTGAGCCGAGTCAACCCAACTAGGTCCGGCGAATGTTGTCGTTAAAGACATTTGACGAACTCCACTTATCCGATCTCCATTCCAGTAGGAAAGAGTCTATAAGCAACTCCTCCCCCCACACTTGCCGCCCCCGACAATCGTACGCTCAAACCCTGACCGGAACCTGTTCTAGTGTGTCCCATATTACTATCAGGCAGCACCAATCCCCCCGCTACTCCTACCGGATAAGGGCCTAAACGATTCGTTGTATCTGCATCCTCAAACGAAACATCTATCGCAGCATCAGACATTATTGAAGCGTTTATCAATACAATATCAAATCCAGCCGCTCCGACAATTAACGGAGTGACTCCTGCCCCTACAGCAGTGATGTTAATCGGTGTATATCGAACTTCACTCGGCCTGTCAGCCATGTTACAAACCCTCGCTAGAAATGAACAGGAACAAATTCCTCATTTGAATTTGCCTGTCTCTTAGTTTGATCTTTACTGTACCATCCAACGGTATCGAAAGACTCTTCTGGAACGGAGCCTTTACAATCCTTTATCGCCTCATCAAACGAACGGAAAGGAAATAAATCACAAGCACTAGTCTCGCTGCAATTGAATAATCGAATTCTCTTCTTTTTCATCGGACCTTTCAGACTCTCTAACATCTCACCTTCCCACTGATAGCGACGATTCCTTTCCGCCTTATTGCTAGGAAAACCGTAGCACTTTCCATCTCGTCCTTTGAAGTCAACTCCCAACAAGTATATAGTCTTCACTCCCAAATAACAAAGAAGCCTTAAACCAATCAACATCGTACACAAAACACCGATAGGCTTGGCACAGCTCCATTGATGCTTACCTGGTCCCCAGTGGGCAAAGGAAGTATCGAAAAAACTATTTGGGGCGAAGCAAGTCAGCCTCTCAAATCCATAGGTGTTAGGACAGTCTTTAATCCTGATTGACGTTCTTCTAAATCCATCTTCTGTCTTGACAAAGAATCGTTTCTCCAATTTCGGAAATGGAGCAAATGTCATTACAGCAGGATCAAGGAATAAACCATGATGAAACTTCATTTGCTCGTCCGAAAAACACCAAGCCTTGATCGGAGCCCAAGCCGATGCGTTGTTTACTCCCAACGACACTACGCCTCTTTCCTTCAATCGTTCTAGTGGAAAGTCTTGCAGACTAGGGCCCCCACAAATAAGGAATGCTGGACTAGGAGCCCAGATGCCAGCCAGATTCGCTGGCCAATCGTTTCGTTCCACTCGTAAGGGATCCTTAGTCAAGACAATGATTCCTTATTATTCAGAAGTTCAGCCGCTTCGTTTATGTTCATTCCCGCCTGAAAATCCCCTCCACAATTAGGACAGCCAATTGGAACTTCTGCTATATCACTACGCCTCATATCATCCAAATACACCTTCTTACAATTCAAACAGACACAATAAATAAAACTATTTTCCCTACTAAACGCCTCAGACAAACGTCCTCCATACGTCATCTCTGCCACATTCTTCTCTCCTAAGACGCTAAGATAAATCCAACATTAAGATAGTCTTGTAGCTTCTGAATCGAGCCTCCCATCAAATCCCACTGTCCGCCAAACAACTTATTTGCGGACGAAGAATCAATGCTGTATGAATAATCACCTAATCTTTCCGTTGTGACCGGACCAGCTAGAAAACCCACTCCCGCTTTCTTCTTCCATATCAAAGCCTTTCTCGCTCGCAACACAGCTTCTTCCAAAACCACTTCCCAGATCGGAACAGCATTCACCAACGAACTATCGCCTCGAAACTCTGCCGCTGAGTATCCCGCAGTATAAGTAATCTTCACGCTGTTAGGAGTCGTAGGCCAAGCCCCAATACTACGAATAATTCCATCCCTACAAATCTGATTCCCATCCGAATCCAATCCATCATAGTTCGGCCAAAAGTCCGCCCCTTCTGTCTTCTCGTCTGTAAAGGCTCCTAACTGAGTATCACTTCTCCCGTCGTAGTCCACCCAAACTCTTGGAGTAACATCAGAACGAATTGGAATATGCTGTACTTGCAACTCACTTGTAGCTGCTTCAGCCAATCGCCTTAAGTAAGCACTCCCCCCCTCTACTTCCCAAACCGACTGGCGCCCCTGATAATCAAAATCCATTTGCGGATAATATTCTGTTCGCTCTCGCTGAACAGGATCGTACTTCAAATAACGTTGAACCGCTCCCTCAGCTCGTTTGATTCCCATTGTTATCATAGCTCTTTCCTCTTCGGTTATGGAAGAAGAAAGACCCAATTCTAACATCACTTCTGAAAGGTCAATTATCACGTCAAAGCCCTCTCGCCCAGCATGGTCTCAATCAAACTAAAGACCCCTGTTTCCGCGTGCTTAAACTTATCAGAATCACTGTCATCAACTATCCCTACCTCGACGGTGTAAATTCCTGCCTCTAACAAATCCAAATCTTCCTGAGCCAATGAAACACTACTCGGATTACTCGCTTGAATACTGCTGCCGTTAGAGCTTACAGCCGCCGAATCCAAATCAAGTAAAGGAATACTCCCAACCCTTCCTATCTTCAGTCGCATTACATCCCCAGAAGAGAAAGGAACAATATCACCATCTACGTTTCTGACCGTTAGCGTGAAGTCCCTTGTTCTTCCTTTATAGACAGTAACTAACATGGGGTTTCTCTCAATATGCAATTACAGCTGATTCCGGTCCTTCTACTACAAAAGAAGCTGAATAAGGACGAATCATATCTGAAGACGTTGACGAGGATGAGGAAGAGGATGAAGAAGCAGAGGACGAAGAAGACAGAGATGAAGATGAAGAAGATGAAAAAGAACTCGAATAGGAAGAAGAAGACGAAGAGGACAGACTGGAAGCAGAGGACGAAGAAGACAGAGATGAAGATGAAGAAGATGAGAGGGATGATAAAGAAGACGAAGAGGAAGAAGACAGGGAAGACAAACTAGAAGCCGAGGACGAAGAAGATGAAGACGAAGACGAAGACAAAGATGAGAGGGAACCCGAAGACCAAGACGACCACGATGAAGATGAAGGAGATGAAGACGATGAAGAGGATAGAGAAGACGACGAACTAACAGAGCTAGAGCTAGAAGAAGAGACAGAGGATGCTGACGACCAACTGCTGGACTTCTCTTCAACATTATCAATAAACGTTCCAAGGACATGGGCAATCTCCGTCAACGAAGTTGCCGTAACATCAATCACAAAATCATCGACTATATTACTTACAGAAAACCCAGATACAGAAATCTCCACACCAGGATTATCAGTGACAACCGTTCCTGCTATCGACAGCAATTCTCCTAGAGAAGTCTGAAGACAGTTAAAACTACGATCTACTGATGGATTGTTGACAGTGTAATTACTACCATCATACGTATCATTCTCGTAGTCAACGATAATCGTTCCAACGAACCTAGCGAGTTCGTTTACTGACGCCGACGCTACGTTGATTGTCCGAAGAACAACCAGATTGTTAACGGTAAATAAAGCCACTATTTGGGCTCTTCAGAACTATCCGTACGTACCTTAAAAGACTGGTTGTAATGAGCTTCGGTTTTGGCAATCTCTACCTTTTTCCCATTCTCATAGATGAACGCACGGATATTTGCCAAAAAAAACTGGGCCTTGATATCAGGCGAGTCTTGCGGCTTGAGACCTTGCTCAGATCCAAGCACTGCAAAATAATCTAATACTTCAGAAAGCGTTGGCTTCTCAATACCAAGCAAGTCGAGAATTTGCCCCGCCTTCTGTTCTGGAGTTGGAGTTGGAGGTTTCTCAACTGCCGCTTCGGCTTTTGTTTTGGGGGGCTCTGGCGGTGCATCAGCGGCTCCTCCGTGAATCGCGCCAGCAAGCAGCGCGATCGGAATAGCGCCAGCAACAAGCCATCCACAATTCTTCCATTTCATGACGTACTTCTCCTGCTACGCTGCAGTGATTGTAATTGCCAAAGCCGTGGTATCGTCGGGTGTGCTCCCCACCGACGCATCATCGACAGCGATCGTCACGTCCAGCGACGGGTTTGCTACAGAGTCGAGCGTTGATTCAGCTTTGAGGTAGAGCACGGTTCCGTCAATCTCGAACATCGCGGAGTCATCCCCCGATAGGCTCAGTTCATTGGTTCCTTGCTCATCGTCAGTCACTACGATGTCGGCTACCTTGAGACGTTCAGTCAAATCGGTGTCGTCGGGTAACGTCGTAACGGTGTTCGTCAGGACAACGTCAGTAGGAGGCTCATTAGACATGACTGTCTCGTCTGCACCGATGTCTACTTCAACCTCTACATTCGCATCCTCGGCAGCCGTGTTACTCGCGGTTTGCTTTCGCTGGTGAGCCAGAATCTGGCGGTGATATCCACGCATGTGGTTGATATAGAACCTCGCTTTCTCCGCGTTCGTTCCATCAATTGGCCCGCCAAAGTAGCTGCAGAATGCATTGACGTATTTGAGCGAAGTTGGCCCATCAAGCAAATCCACGCCGCCGTAGCTGGCAGGCGTTGCAACATTCCCATCCTTTACCAGATCAAGGATAATCCGCGCGCGATTGACAGCGTCGATGCCTGGGGCTTCCGCCGCGTAAAGGTGTGGCGGGGCAAAAAGCCAAACAACCGCAAGAGTCAGAAGCAGCCTTCTCATAACAAAACTCCTCGAAGTAAGTAACTAGTCAATTTGAGTCCAAGTAGTACCGTCCAGAGCGAGGATGTAAATGCCGTCCCCACTGGCATCACCCGAATCCGTGAATTTACAAATCGTGCCCGGCGTCGCTGCTGCTTGCGGCGTCTCGGCGTTGGCGGATTCCTCTTTGTAGCCAACGACTACGAGATTCGCTGCATCATCCTCGCCTCGCATGTGCAGGCCGGAGTGTCCCGCGAGTCCGCCCGCGTCAGCGGCCCAGAGTTGTACGGCATTGGCCAATGAAGCCGATGCCGCAGTACCGTTACCAATACCGATTCCGCCAGCTAGATTCGTGCCTGTGAAGGATGCGAGATTGACCGCAAGAGACCCATCAAACCGGCAGTTGCCCGCGTCCACCCAGAGAGCCCACGGGTTGGTGATGGTTTGGTTGGCTCCGGCTGTCGGGGCAGACTCTATCCACACAGTAGCAGAGTCGGTTGTCGTCACGTTGGCGTTAGCCGCAGCAAGCGTCGGTGTCTTAAATCCATATAAATGTGTATGTGTCGCTGTGCCAGATCCCGCCGTGCTACTATCAGTGTATGTCGTGCCGAGAACTCGGAATAATGCTCCCTGTGCAGTTGCTGCACCACTAATGTTCGCAGCCATTCGTGCACAATGAGCACCACTAGAGACGAAATCAAGCAATCCAGCTCCGTTGCTTCCAATCCCCGTGGTAGTAGATCCGGAAGCGGGACACAGCGTCGGCACAGTCGCACTCGCCGCCACGTTCTGCAGCGCCCAAGAGCCCGCAGTACCGCCCGTTACGTCGCCGTCGTTGGCGATGGACATGGCCAGCGCACCAGCCGTCGCGATACCCAGATTGTTGTCGGAGATCTCGTAGAGGCCCGTGTTGCCGTCGCCGAACGCCAGCGTAGGTGTCGCGGCGTCGTTGGAAATCGGAAGAATCAACTGAGTCGTCACAACACCAGCACCGATCGTCACCGCCGTTGCCGACACACGGAAAATCGAGTTCGCGGCGTACTGCAGGTCACACAAGTAAACAGCGTCCCACCCTGTCACATCCGTTGCGGTCAGGTCGAACTTGATGCCGGTGAACAGGTCACTGCCGCCAGCAGCCCCAGCGTCATTGAGCGTCGCGGTGATACTCACAGGCCCATCATCCGTGCCGCCAGCAGTCCACGTGCCACCCGCCAACGTCAATCGACTACCGCCAGTGCCGTTGCCAGCGAACGTTGCGAAGACAGTACC